ACTGTAATTAACAGGTACTTAAAGAATTTACAAAGAAAATGAACAGCATTAAATTATTAGCAATTGTTTTTGGTACTTTTATAATTGGTTTTTTAACATCATTATTGTTAGATATGCCAGTATTCCAGAATCCTGTAAGATATGTTTTAGTAATTCTACTAATTTTAATAGAGCTCTATTTTGGATTTCTTATGTATCAATTTATATCAACTAAAAAAGAATAATTGAAATGAAAAAACCAATATATAATTGTCAAGATCGAAAAGAAATTAGGGAAATAGATTGTACGCTTACTGCTTTTAAAAAACTAAATTTAGCTTTATTACATTTATTAAGAGATTTCGAAAATAATTTTAAAAATATGTATCAATTTATATCAACTAAAAAAGAATAATTAAAATGAATATACAAGAAGCTAAATTGCAGATAGATAAAACTTATGCAGCATCTAAAAGTCTATGTTTAGAATTGGATAGGTTATCAGAATCTATTAAAAAAATGACTGCTCCAATACCTCCTAAACCAAAATCAAAATTTCATAATTAAAACAAAGTAATCATTGATTACCTAATTAACTTCAAATAACCACCAATTTTACACCATCTAAAAAGGTGTAAAGGTGTTATTTTCAGCAATACAACATAATAATCAAACAAGATCTGCAGCAACAACTGTTGGGTCTTCTGGTTTGTTTAATTGGTTTGGTGGTGCATCAACCAAAAATGGAACACCCGTAAATACATCTTCAGCAAAAACACTATCCGCATTTTATAACGGAATTACAATTCTTTGTAATGATTATGCAAAATTGCCTAAATCTGTAATTATAAAAGATGGCAATAAACGCACAAAAGACACTTCACACCCAGTAAATAGGCTAATTTCTAAAAGGCCTAATCAATACATGTCTGCTTTTAATTATGATAGTATTATGATGCAATGTGCCATTTTAAAAGGAAACGCATATTCAGAAATAATAAGAAACCCTATTACAGGTAAAATAGAATCTAGGCAATTTATCAACGAAAATGATACACCTGTTACTGTAAAGAAATTTAATAATCAGCTGTATTATCATTTTGATGGTAATGTAATTGAAGCTAAAAATATAGAACATGTAATTGGTTTTTCAGAAAACGGAATTACAGGAATTGGTGTTGTTGCTTATGCTGCCAAATCTTTAGGAGTTGCTTTAAGTAGTCAAGAATTTGCAGAAGAATACTATGCTTCAAGAGGTGTAGGAATGGCTGTTGTAACATCATCAAAAGCTATTGAAAATCAAGCAAAAATAAGATATGCAGGTGAAATTGAATCTCGTTTTACATCAAAAGCAAACTACAAAGTAGCTGTAATTGATGATGCTTCAACTTTTCAACATATTTCTTTAACGCCACAAGAATCTATGTTTTTAGAGACCAACAAACACGCTATTGGCGAAGTTGCACGTTGGTTAAATATTCCTACACACAAATTAAAAGATACAGAAAACAGCAATTATTCCAATATGGAAAGCCAGAATATAGATCATATTTCTAATTCTGTTTTGCCTTGGTCCATGAAGTTTAGACAAGAACAATCTGAAAAGCTTTTCACAGAAACCGAAATTGAGCAAGGATATCAAGTACAACATAATTCAAATTCTCTTTTAGAAGCTGATAAAAAAACACAAGCAGCGTTTTTATCAACAATGATTTATGCAGGTGTTTTTACTAGAAATGAAGTAAGAGGTTTGTTTGATATGAATGAAATTGAAGGTTTAAACGATCCATTAACGGCTGTTAATATGCAAACCAAAGAGCAAATAGATGCAAATCTTAAAAAATTAAGTGATGAGTAAAGATATTAGAATGGTTACTAGAGATGCTTTTGTGAGAAATACAACTGCAGAACAATTAGAAAACAGACAAGTGGAGTTTGTAATTTCTTCTGAAGCTGTAGATAGTTATAGAACTGTTTTTAAAATGGATGGTTGGGATTTAGCTTCTTATGAAAGAAATCCAATTGTTTGTTATCAACATAGAGCGAATTCAGATGATCCAGATAATATTATTGGCACATCAACTGTAAGAATTGAAGATGGTACTTTAATTGGAACTATAACTTTTGAAGATGCAGAAGTAAATCCTAAAGCCGAAAAGATTTTTAGAAAAGTACAATCTGGTACTTTAAAAATGGCAAGTATTGGTGCAAGTGTTCAAAAAGCAAGATTAGGTTTAGAGGAAAATGGAGAGGAAAAAGATGTTTTGTATTTCACAGAACAGCGTTTAATGGAATGGTCTATTGTTTCTATTGGTTCAAATCCAGATGCTCAAAAAAGGAATGCGCAAACAGTAGAAGAATTAAGAGAGTCGTTTAAAAATAAAACAAAAACCACTTTCGATGAAAATAAAAGAAGTCTGCGAGAAGCAGAATTATTGGTTAATAATTAAATAAATAAGAATGAAAAGTTCAGTAGAATTAAAACAAGAACGCGCTTCTCTAAAAGACAAGCAAACAGCTTTAATTAATAAAGCTAAAACAGAAAAAAGAGAAATGTCAGTAGAAGAAAACACTTCTTTTGATGAGTACATGGATCAAAGAAATGCTTTGGATGCTCAAATTAAAAGAGTTGAACAAATTGAAGCAGATCAAAGAGAAGCTTCTAAAAACGGAAAAACTGTTGGTGGAGAAAGAAATGCAGAAACTCCAGAAGTAGAGCAACCATTTTCTTTTCAAAGAGCAATTAACAATGCTCGTAAAAACCAAGTTCAAACAGGAGCAGAAAAACGTGCTTTAGAAGAAGGTTTAAAAGAAATTCAATCAAGAGGTTTAAATATTCCAGAAGGTATTGGAGTTGCTATTCCTTCAGAAATGTTGGTTGGTCAAAGAGCGCAAACAGTTACAGGGAATTCTGGAACTAAAGGAGGTGCTTTTGTAGAAACTGCAACTGCAGTTGTTATGCCTTTGTTACCTTCTTTAAAAGTAGAAGAAATGGGTGCAAATGTTATGACTGGTTTAAAAGGTAATTTAAAATTACTTTCTGGTGGTCAATTTACATTCTCTTATGTTGCAGAAAACGCAGATGTTTCTCCAACAGATGTTGTAGTTGATGGTGTTACTTTATCGCCAAAAAGATTATCTGGTGTTGTAGATATTTCTAACCAATGGTTAATTCAAACAACTCCTGCAGCAGAAGCGCATATTAGAATGTTAATTGGAAACGGAATTCAGAACGCAATTACTACTGCTTTTATTAATGGTCCAGGAGGTGTTGCTCCAACAGGTTTATATTCTGTAATTACAACCAATGTACAAGCAGGTATTGCAGGTGCTCCTACTTGGGATAATGTTGTTGGTTTAGAAACTTCAATTATTTCTGCAAATGCTACAGAAGAAAACTTGTATTATTTATCTGATGCTCCTTTAAAGGGAAAATTAAAAACCACTAAAAAAGATGCAGGTTCTGGTATTTTCTTATCAGAAAACGGAATGTTAAATGGTCATAAACATGTTTCTACATCTTTAATGCCAACTTTAGATTCTGGAGTAAGCCATCCTTTAATTTTTGGAGATTTTGGACAAGCAACAGTTGGTTTCTGGTCTGGTGTATCTTTTATTGTTGATCCTTTAACACAGGCAACAAAAGGTATGACAAGATTAATTTTTAACATCTATAATGATGTTGCAGTAGCAAATGAAAAAGCATTTGCAATTCGTAAAAACTTTACAGTATAGTTTTAGTTGATTATTAGATTAGTTGTTCATTGTAAAAGCCTTTGTTGTGTTGGCAAAGGCTTTTATTTAAAAAATTAGTAAAAATGGCAAAACCAAAAACAGTAAAAATTAAAGTTTTAGAGCCTTTAGCAGGTAAGTATCTGTTATCTCACAATGTTGGAGAAATTGTTACTATGGAAGAGAAACAAGCTATCATATTGGTAGAAAACAAAGATGCAGAATTCGTAAAATAAAACAATGGCTAGTTATATAGAAATTCCGTTTTCGGCAGAAGAAACGCCAGCGCTAATTGTAACGCTTGCAGATTTTAAAAAGCAAATAAAAGAAGTTGCTCCAAATGAAGCTCATGATGAGGATGATATTTGGCAACTCTATTTAGATGCTTCTGTAGAAGAATGTGAAGCTTATATAAATAGAGCTATTGAAACTAAGAAATACAAAATTTCTGGTAAATCGTTTGCGGAAATTGTAAACCATAGCCTACACACAATTATTTCTATTGATAAAATTGAATACAAACCAGAAAACTTTACTTCTGGAGAATTAACAGTTTTACCTACAGAAAATTACTCTTTGCAAAGAGTAGATAATGTAGAGAATAAACTAGAATATAATGAAGGTGTTGCTTTACCAACAGTAAAAGAATATACACCAGATGCAGTACAGATTTACATAACTGTAGGTTTAAGAAAAGTATCAAAAAAAATAAAGCAGGCAATTTTATTAAAAGCGTCTGCTATGGATCAGTTGAGAACTGATTATGTAAAAAACAAAACAACTGCATCAGAAACATTGTTGCAGTCTTTTAAAAAATATTAATTGAAAATACAACTTGGCAATTTTAAAAGTAAAATACAAATTTTAAGCAA